TACTGTATTGTATATATAATGATTTGTATTAATTCCATTTCCAATTAAGGTATCAGCATTCTGTGTTCCATCGGGCGAAATATTACTATTTGCCGTTACAGTTACATTATCTTTTGACCAATCAGCATTATCAAACTGCTCACTATATGTACAAAGGTTTGTCCTCTGCGGTTCTACTAACAAACTTGGACAAGTACCGTTTGAGTAGTCAAGACGTGGAATGTTTAGGCGGTCTGTTGTGGGGAAATATGGTTTGGCGGTAAGTCCTATATTGACTTGTGCATCTTGTATTGTGATTGAACTTGCAATCTGTGTTCCCGCCCCATCCGTTACATAAATATAATAACCACTATTTATCATATTCAACGCAACCGAAATTTTCCACCAAGTTGACGAATACGCTTCGACTGTGGTTGATGTTATAGCCCCTCCTTGATTAAGAACAGCCCCCGTCTGTAAGTTTACTTCAACACTTGTAGTTGTTGTTCCAATGGGATATAATTTAAACCCTTTGCCCGACTCTTTTTTTACATAAATCGTAAAAGTTTGGTCGCCGTTATAAACATTTGAATTATAAAAATCACTTGATGTTGCCGTCACTTTTGTTAATAACCAAGCATTGTTTTGCCCATCTTTTCCCGCTTGTCCACTTGTGACATTCATAGACCACGGGGCGGTATTAAATGCGTTTGAATAACTCAACAAATTATAAGGCACTAACTCAACCAACCCCGCACTATTGACTCGGGTAGCAGTAGTCGCACGGGTAACGGACATATCGCCCGACCCATCGGACGGAATAACGGAATAAAGTTTGCCCTCTTTGTAGCCGTTTGGCGTTACTATTAATGAGGCGGTATCTAAAAGGCTCATATTTCTAATGCGTTTAATTGTTCTTCTAAGCAAAGTTCGGCTTCAAATACGCCACCCTCGGCGTTTACTCTTGCCAGTAGTAGGTCTATAAGGTCGGCGTTCTTTTGTATTTCTAAAGCTAAAGCCTGAATCCAGGAGCCGTTGACGGGCGCAGTGGCACCGAAGTCCTCAGCCAAGGATTGAATCCATCCCTCACCAAGATCGTGCTGAACATCAAAGAAATCACATAGTGCCTGGAGCCATGAACCATTGACTGTCTCAGTGACCCCATAGTGATAGCAGATTGACTGCCATAGTGACTCATTGACCACTGCGCCGTTTAGGTCATGCAGTATGGTGTGGAGCCATGATTGATTGTATATTGCCATACCTATGTTGCAGATTAAGTGTGAAGTGTTTAAAAGGCGAAGTACGAGTCATCGGTGTAGTACTCCTGACGGATGTGCGTGGTCGCATAGCGGATGGCATCCATGGCATCATCGTACAGCTTCACCGGTTCATCCATGATGAGGTCACCGACTTTCTTCCATTTGTAGTTCTCATACTCTTTCTTGACTCTCGGGTCATCCTGGCACCACACTCCGAATGTCTTGATGTTGTCGATGCCTTTCTTGACCACCTTGTTTGCGTTCATCACATCGTATCCAGCGTTGTTCATCTCGGCAATGATTTCAGGGCGAGCGTAGTCAGCCACGATGGTGATGTACTTTTCGATGTCAAGCTCATCCATTCGAGCAATCAGGTTGGTGGTGGTCAGATACGACTCATAGATGACCGGCTCGATGTAGATGTCATTCTCGCAGTAGTACACCCTCATCAGCGCTGTCGGGTGATTGTATCCGAAGTCAATCCCATAGACAAAGTTGACGAACCTGGACGGGCGATGCTTCACAAAGGTCCAGTTTGAGTAGATGTTCGACTTGCTGATTGCCTTCTCACCGAGCGCATAGATTTGATACAGCGCCTCATCAGTGCGCTTGAGGTCCTCGATTTGGCGCTTGATGCTGTCAGGCAAGAATGGGTTGTCCTTGTACGTTGACTTGATGATGACTGACTCCTCCATCGGTAGGTCATACAACCAGGATGAACTCTCACTCGGGTTGTAGTCGAAGATGAGCTTCTGCTCGGTCCTCATGTTAAGCTGTTGAAAGTCTTCGAACCATAGCTCATTGGCTTCATTGCACCATCCGATGTCTCGCTTCCTTCCTCGAATCTTCTGCTCGTCATCCACTGAGAAGAACTCCACGATGCTGCCATTGGGGAAGGTGTAGATGTGCTCTGACTTGTTGTGGCTCGTGACCTCATATATCTCCATCGCCTTCATGATTTCAAAGAAGTCACGCATCACCGTTGCCCTGAGAGCTGGGAAGGTCTTACGGACCACACTCACCACCTTGTTGGGATGTTGGATGCAGTAGACGATTATCATCTGACACAGGCTGTATGTCTTTGATGATCGTGAGCCACCCTCATTGATGATGAACCTGAGGCTCGGGTCAGCCAATGCAGTGTAGTTCTTTTCGAAGATGACAGTGCTGTCTATCGTGATTGCAGCCATAGGCAAATTTTAGGCAATAAAAAAGCCGTACAAGAGTTTTCTCTTATATGACAATTTGACCACTAAGATACTAAATATATCTATTCAGTAGGTCTAATAATATTTACTTTCACCTCGGAGATACTTTGCCCTCCTGAAGTGATGTCAGTTTTTTCAGTCAGTCCATTCAGACGTTGAGTGATGGATGGGTTGTATTGTCCAGCCATACCTCCCTCAATTTGGTCTTGCTTGATGTTTGCCTCTATCGTGCGGCAGATTGTGGAGTACTCCGAATATCTCCCATCGCTATTCGCAAAATAATCCTCCACACTCTTATGCTTGTCAGCTGCAAATGCTCTAAATCCGACCACAGTGAGAGGTCTCTCAAGCGGCACAGGAACAGCCTCACCTGTCTTGTTGGATAGCTGATACAAATATCGTGGATTGTCCTTGCACCATTTGCGGTACTCCAGGAACAATTGCCACATATCATCCGGTGTTGCGATGTGTTTTGGTCTCATATCAATCCTAATCCTTTAAGTTTACTCTCTGACCAATCAAGTCCTGTCTTGCCACCCCATAGGAGAAAGCTAACGTATGCGCAGTCCTCAGGTGCTGCATCATCGAAGTTCGGCTCTGCTCTGCTGAGATAGCTGTACATCCGTTTGATGGTATCAATTGAGATTGGCTCCTGATTTGCGAGCTGCTGACCTCTGACCTTGCCGACCTGAGTGGCGCACTTGTTGCCGAGCTCCTCATTGAGTGCGATGCCTCTGCGTGCGTTGTTGCGCACTGAGTCAGGATAGTCGCTGTATGAGTCCTCAGCGAAGGCTTGGCGATACTTGGTGAGTGCTGTCATCCTGGACTCATCCCATAGTGAGCTACAAACTGCATATCGTTGAGCTTCATCAGGGAAGTCATTGAGTGCTTCCTCATCTCCCATGCAGCGAGAGAGAAAATCGTCTTTAAGCTCGTTTGCGTTTGGCTGTGGCATTTCTTGGTGCGTTAGGTTTTTTTCGTTTTGGTTTCGGTTCAACTGCTGGAGCTTCGACTTGCTCATCTGCCTCAATGCCCTCATATCGGACAGGCTGCGGCACTGTTGCGGTCTCTGCTTCCTTTTCGAACAGGTACCCGAGTCCTATGCTAACATAATATCGGTACTTGGTCACATCTATGTTGTCAACAATGATGGTTGTGTTTCCGAGCGTTGTCCTTTTGATGATGGTCTTGCCCTGGTGTTCTGCTTTTATTTTCATTTTGTATGGTTTTTAGTTTTGTTTTGATTTCAGCGATGAGATAGTGTGCTGAGGTGTTTGGGATATTGAAGTACTTCGCCATTGATCGTGCTGTTGTATAGCCATCATCGAAATATGCTTTTGCAACAGTTATCGCTACATTGTCGGTGAGTGAATCTCGATAGATGTCAACGCATGACTTCCATCCATGGTACTCTTTCTCGATGTTTACCTTGTCGATGAGGTCAGTATCATCCACCATCATATCAGGAATAGCTATTTCACTTGATAGGAGTCGCTCCTGTCGATTGGTGTCGAGGTTCTGCCACATCACTTGGCGCTTGATGGAGTTCATCATGAGTCCCTTGACATCGGGGTCAGGTCCAGGGTTCTGAATTGACGTGCAGTGAAGATATGCGTTGTTGATGACAACATCAGGATTGAGCCTACCATTGTACTTGGAACAAAAAAACCGAGCGTATCGAAATAGCTCGGCATAGTGCCTGGTGATATATCGGTCAAGAGATGCTTTCATACCAATTGATGAAGTCCTTGTACCATATTTTGCGCCTCACCATGGAGCAGAAACATTCACGATCCGATTTGCCGCTCATCCGCTCCTTGATTTTCTTGAGTGGAATCAGTGCTTTCTTGCTGAAGCGATGCGCATCATCCATCTCAATCACTTGAGCGATGTATTCGAGTTCGTTTTGTGTTAGTCCTGGGTCCATTGAGTAATCAGATAAGCCACCATTGAGACGAGTGCGGCATCAACTATGTTGCCTGTAAGTATCAAAGTGGTCCAAAATGAGGTACACTTCCAGCATCCGAATGATGCGTGAACGTACTGCATGAATTTTGCCTCAAATCTCATGAAGATTGAATCAATCACCCAGTGCAGAGGTTCGAACTTGGCGATGAGCCATCCGATGACGAGTCCTGTGATTAGTGCTTCCATAGTTCAAAGATAGCTGAAATAATCAGAACGATACTCACGATTGCCACGAGTATCATTGTGCTGATTGCTGCGCAGTATTCGTTGCGCTCGTTTTGGTTGTGGCTCATAAGTCAAAGGTTATTTCGTTATCGTTCATTGTTTCCCTGAGCATCTCTCTGCATTTGGTGTATGCTTCAATCTCTAAATCATGCGCCTCTCGGTTTCCGATATATCCGTGTTTCACGATGCTTCTGAGCTCTTGGTCAAGCTGCCACATCGCATGACTCCAGTTGCCAGCTCTGAGCGCTTGGATTGCGTCTTGCTCGTTGTCAAACTCTATTGTTACTTTCATATTATTATAATTTATCATAACTATCCATATTCATCAACTCAATGATGCTTTTCTTTTGAGCTTCCTTCTTGAGCTTCTCAATGTAAAGAGTGGCATCCATCAGCTCCTCCTGGAGATGGTTCAGCCAATCAATGAAGCTGAGGTCATCACGATCTAAAGTGCGCCCATATTTCTTGATGCCGGTCTCGCTGCGCTCATAATACTTCGCCAGCACTCTGAGAAGTATTGGGTCTTGAATTTGTTTTTCCATTAGTTTAGGCTTGTCCATTGTTCATAAAATTCCTGAGCAGTCACTTCAGAGATATGCACCTCATCAGAGAATGTAATCACGATGCAGCTGTTTACCTTTGGCATCATGTTGAATAGGTCGTGTACCCTTGCAACCAACTTATCGAGGTTGTCATTTTTACTGCCTATGTAGGCGATGAAGTACTTTGGGTTCATTGCATTAGGTATTTGAATGCTTTGATGTAGAACTCCTCGCTCACTGACTTGCCATTCATGAAGCGGTACAGCATCGAGTAATTCACCTTCATATCCTCAGCCATGTGAGTCATCTTGTACCTCTTGACGAGAAGGGACTCCAACTGCTTATGGATGAAGTCCCTGATTGTCTCCCCATCAGAAAGGTAGATCGTCATCGATTTCATCAGTGATAGGTTTTGATGCTTGTGCTGTTGATGCGATTCGGATATCCCATGCGTTCAATGAGACATAGAACTTACCATTGTACTCACGACCTCTGAGGTCAAACTTCACCTCGCACTCTTGACCTGGTGCTGCTCCATCCAGGAACTTCACTCGCTCATTCACTGCTTGGAATTGTACCAACTGAGGATACTTGTCACCGATTGATAGAACGAACTCTCTGAGGTTCATCTTCTCGCTTACTTGTTTGGCTTCACCGATGAGGTGGATTGTGCCTTTTGCTTTTAATTCTTCCATTGTTCTTGGGTTATTTATTTACTAATTGATTATAATACTCATCATAATACTCAGATGCCAGCTTGAGGCGCTCAATCATCTGAATCTCTTTATCCTCATCTCGGTCCCACCACAGGACAGTGATTCGTTTCTCCGGGTCAATGTGGTCGACTCGGTGCAGCTGAAGGTTCTCCCATTCGTTCAGGTACTCATCCCAAGTGGTCACCATGCAGTACACCAACTCAGCCATGCCACGATCATACAACATCATGTATGCTCTGAGCTGCCATTCATACTCTGACTTGTATCCCTCATCAGGTGTAGCTGGGAAGGTATCCAATGACCACGATGTCTTGATGTCGATGATTTTGTTGTCCAGGACAATATCAGCAGTGCCGATGAGATAGTCATTCTCGACTGTTGTCTCATTCTTTTGGTAGTCAGTGAAGCGAACTGCATTGAGTAGGGAGATTGATTCAAGCTCTTGCTCCCTACCTTTGAAGATATACTTGTTGTTGAGTTCGGTGGTGTAGTTGTAGAATGCCTCCTTTGCCACCTGTCTGATGTAGCTCTTGGCGGTTTCTCCCATTTCTGACTTCCCTCTTCCGTTGGTCATCAGCTTCCCGATTTGCGATGGATGCCATTTCATAGTGCGAGAGCTTTGAGTTGAACTTCAGTGAGTGCGTAGTTGGAAACCAACTGCTCTGCTGTGTACTTGCCATTCGCAATGGACTCAACTGCCTTCTCGAAGCGAGCGTTGTCAATCTTTGGCTTGCCTGTTGCTGCTGATGCCGCTGTGTTGCCATCATCATCCACAGCTTGAAGTGAGAGCAGTGATTGAATGGTACCTCTTCTGAAGTAGGTAACAGCCGCCAGTGCTTTCTGAGGGTCCACGATTGGTGGCAAGCTCATGAATGACTCAATATGCTCACCTGTTTCAATGTCGATGATGCGAGTGACCACATCATTGCCAACCACAGGCTGCAACAATAGCAGTCCATGCTCGTGAAGGATTGGCTCCACCGTATCGAGCAGCGCATTGATATCAGCATAGCTCTTTTTAAAGTGTGGATTTGTTGCATTCTTGGACACCTTGCCAATTTGCTGCTTGGCAGCGTGTAGCTTCTGCCAAATGTTGAGGGTTGGCATCTCTGCCTCCTCTGCTTTCTTTCT